CCTGCATTACACCGGCTTTCATTGTTGCGGGCATCTTTGTAAGCACTGATGTTTCAATGTGCCTTACTTCTTTTAACTCACGTACCTTTTGCCCTTTGATGTCAATAGGCGCACTGTTTACAGTGATATAGCCAAATGATGCCTTTTTAATAACACCCTCATCCATCATGGTTAAAACATCGTTACCGAGTGTATGTGTTCCCAGCCATGCCTTAGTAAATGCAAACTGTGAATCTTCGTAAACATCAACTACTTTACCCGGCGCCTGTTCATCATTGTGGTTTAAGTAAAAAGAAATATCATCTTTGCTTTCCTTCCATGACTTTGTAAACATGCCTTTTCGGGAAATATCCCTCGTCTGGTCGATGTTGTCATAGGCAGCATGAGCAATTATTGCTGTCCTTTTTGACTTGTCAAGGTCTTTGAGTTCAAAGTTTATACTTTTTCTTTCCACAGGTTAAAAATAAATTTAAATACACTGTGTTATTATAACATATTTGCGTAAATTTGTGTTATGACAAAATACAAGGGTAAAAATGTAAGGATTTCTGATACTGCTCATGAAAAACTTGAACAGCTACCAAAGAAAATAATTAAAGGTGCATGGGTGGAGGAAGCTATTGAGGAAAAGTTTGAGCGGGAGAAAACGAAAGCGCCTGAATGGCCGGTTAAAATTGAAACGAAATGAAAACCGCATATACCAGTATAAAAAAAAGTATTGATGGATTCGAGTAATGGATTTAAGTTATTCTGAATACCGATGAACCCAAATGGCGCATCCTGTGCAATCCTGCCCAAATTCGTTAATGCAAACGCTGCTGTGTTTGTGCCTGCTGCTGCTTTCTTTAGCGAACTATCAACCTTTGAAGCCTGCATAGCTGTTGCAGCGAGTTCAACAGTTGTTTTCTTTGAAGCTGTATTGAATTTGTCTGAAGATAATGTAAGGCCATCAAGTGATTTAGATACGGCCTTTAACGGGCCGGCTGATAACTTATTTGCAGCGTTGGAGGTAGCCGTTAAATCCTTTGTTATAGCATTCAACCCGGCCTCGACCTTATCGAAACCCTCAATACTGGCTTTAAACCCTAATTCTTCAGGCATTACTTATCTTTTTTAAACCTGTTTAAAATTCTTCGTTTATCCTCTGCTGTTGGTAGCTTTACTTTTTTAGGTTCACTTTCCAACGGCCAAAACTTTTCTATGTTGCCAACTGCTTTACTACCTACAAAATGTTCTGCCAGCCTGAATGATGCAAACCGTATCAAATCCCTCATTTCATTTCTATTATCTAAAAAGCCCTCACAAGCTGCATGGAACTCGTAAGGGCTACTTAAATAATATTCTCGTGCTGTCCAACCCAGCCGCCCGGTTGCAAACTTTAAGTTACCATGATTGGTTTTTCTAATTCGCTTTTTTTTTGTTCGTCCGATTCGTTGGCAGGCGGTTGTGTTCCGGCTGCGATAAGGTCTTTATAATTCTGCGATTCAGTCAACACTTTTGTAACTGATTCAATCACCGCTGCTTTATCATCCTTTGGTATTGCATCAACCCAATCAATCACATCACTGAAGGTATAATCAACATCCTGTTCCTTTGCAAAACTATTACCGATCAGGCCACCCCAAAACATAGCATAAGTAAATGCAATAGCGGAATTACCAGCCATCTTTTCGGATAGCTTTTCAATGCCGTAATTATTAAACTTTAAACCACGTTCCTGGCCGCCTAAATTTACTTTAATGTAATTCATAATTTTATGGGTAAATAGTTACAGTTATATCCAAAACCCAATCATCCTCTGCGGTCTGATCGCTGGCCCTGAATGCGCCTAAATTTATCAATGATGTGGATGCAACCTGGGGAGCAAATAATTTTGGATCAGTATAACCTCCTGCACCACGTCCTGATATTTCCACAATGGTTTTGCCTGCTGTTAACACTGCTGATGAAAACGTTATAGTACTGTACCCGGCTATTGTTCTTGCCAGCGTAACCGTTGCGCCTGTGGTATTTGCCGCCTCTGCTGCTGATGGGTTGCCTGTACCTGATTGAGTTAAACGGGCAGCATAAACTAACGGTGCTGTATAAGCTGCCGCCAAATCAGCAATATCCTGTGTGGTTGTTTTCTTATTGGTACCACTCTGCACACATTCGATAAGTTCCGTTCCCGTAAGTGCCGATGCTGCTGTAAGTGCTGATATTTTAACGTCTGCCATAATACTTTTATTTATTCTATTATTCTCGTGTCGGATGCTTCAGTAATGCGTACATCACTGCTTTCCGTGATGCGCCTTGCTGTTCAACTCTCAGTGGTGATCGTTGGAACTCCTGATGGGTTCAGCGTCATGGAGAACGTTGATTTATCAGTGAATGAGTATGAACTGGAGAGGGCTGTAATGTAGCCTACCCCTGTTTCCAACTCATCACCAACAGCAGGCGGGTCAGTTGCGATCTTATACCCTACTAACGTTTTAGCATACATGAGCAAACGCAGATTAGTACCTGATATTTTACCAGTGTTAGGATCTTGCAAATGCTGCCCTTCAAAGGTGCGGCTTAATGAAAGCTCGCCCGGTGAAATATCCGGGCCACACTGGCTGCTGGCATCAATCTCAGCAACGCTGTCATCTTTTGTAAGCGTTTCACCACAAACAACGGTATCGTAATTGCCATCATTTAAAGGTGAGATGTAAAGGTAAACGCTACCCGGTATTACTTTATGTTCTGCCATTGTATTAAATATTTAATTAAAGATAAATAAATCTTGTTGAAAAATTATAATTCGGTTGATATATTTTCTGCCAGCTAAAACACCAACACGCTCTACCCTGTCATTTGATACACGAAGGTTAAGCATTTGAATGCCATCAACCAGTAAAACTGCATTTGGCGAGGGCTTTATAATTGCGTAAACCTGATTTGCAATATCATTTGCCGTGAGTGCTGTATTATATTTGTTTTCCCATGTGTATATCCCGATTTGTATGCTGGTTGCCGTATCGCTGCTACTTTTCGTGCTGTCATCACTGCTTACCACATCACCCAAAACAATGTATGCTTTATCCTGTAAATTATCAGGTTCCTCACCTTCGTAAACAGAAACAACCGTACCGCTGCCTGGCATGAAGATATTCCCGGCCAATGCCTCATAATATGCCTTTATCAGTGGTGTGTTTATATCTATCACTTAAATATATTTTGTAACTGTTTCTTCAATTCCTTTAAATGCCCGGTCTGATAAATTGCCGGGTATAAAAACGGGTGCGGCCTGATACCATTCTGCAATATATTCAACGCAATCCAATATGCCGCCTGCTGCTGCTGATCTAACGAACTCTTTGAACTGCTTGCATTACCGCTGCTTGTTGTCATTGCTCCGATTCCTTTGCGCCTTACCCATTCCATAATGTTTTGTATAAATTCATCCATGCTGCCAGTGCCTTTACCTTTAAACGTGGCAGCGTATGACTGCCAATCGGTCGGCAATGTCGCCACATATTTTGCAGCATATTTACGGGTACCAAATTCAAGGTATGCCCCGTAATTTACGCCAACGGTAACAGTAACCGATAAATTACCCGGTTTTGAATTTATACTACCTTTTAAATGACCTTCATCACCGGGAGCCAGCCTCTTTGCATCACGGGCAACGGATTCACCAAAACCATTTAATGCATCTTGTGCATTCGCCCTGGCTTTCTTTACCAGTGCCTCAGTGCGCTTAATCGCTGCATCCGCTCCCTTTATTTCAAATTTAAAACCACTCATAAATAAAGTATTGTTGCCCGCTCATCCGGTGAAAACGGTGTGCTCCACTGCATTTTACCCGTTGCCTTTGTATTGATCACACCTTTAAAGTCATCTGATAGAGTTCCGGTTTCTCTTAAAATTACAAAACCAACACCATCTTTTTCAGCACTGAAAACATACCGGCCTGCCAGTACTCCGGCTGTAAATTCGTATTCACCGCCAACGCCTGTATAATTATAAACCCCGATTTGTGGCAATGGTGTAACTGAACCGCCACCGCCTGTTCCGGTGCTATCATCAATAGCCGTACACCTTAGTACATCGTATTGCCTGTATGCTTCACTTTTTAATGAGATAGAATTTATAGCCAGCCGCTTACCATCATAATCAATGGTGTAATTACTACCGATTCGCCTCGTGCGCTCATGCCTTACTGTTATTTTATAATCGTACTGCCACAACTCTTGCTGGTACTGGTTAACCGGTGCGCCTGATCTGTCCTCAACTTGTGCCCACTGTTCCCAGGCCGCAACCTCAACAGCTACCGGGCTGCCGATTTCATTTTGCAGTGAACCCCAACCCCGTAATGTAATGCGCCTGTTTAGCTTTATCATTTCCGGGATACTCTTTTTAAAGTTTCTTTGTAAATAGGTGGGTAAGCATTCTCACTTCGTTTGCGCTCATCATACAGGTAGAATATGCATTGCAGTAGTCCTGTTTTAAGGTCAGCTGGCAATGTGCTGTACCCGGCTGTATAAATAACCGTTACCCTGTTAAGCCGTGGCCATTCAATTTGTTTCCACTTTACACCAAGTACCTGGTTTGTTTCCGGTGTTTTGGTATCAATGCTTGTAACGGTATCAACCGGCCCGTATGGTAAGTAAGCGCCACCGTTCCCGTTGTTTATCACAGCTTCAATGGTCCTAAACCGGAACCCGATGTTTGTGGCACCCTCACAAATGTTTATTGCTGCCAGTTGCAGTTCATCCAGTAAAGCATCGTCCTCATCAATATCAATCTTGCAAAAGTTCTTTACCTCCGCCAGCGGGATAATGGCAGTATCAGCACCGCTGCTTTCCTCGGTGAAGATAATATCAATAACATCACCGTATGAGGGGCCTTCCCGGTAATCATCCCTTCTATCGCAATTATATCTGAAGTCTGCCATTGATACTGATATTTAAAAAGCCTGCCTGAAACCAGACAGGCTTTTATTATTTACCCAACAAAACAATTTTAAGATGCGTTACCAAAATCACCGTAAATGAAATAGTTATCACCGTAAATCGGGAAAGCAATACGCTCTTCAACCCTTACAGTAATCATGTTTTCACGAACGTTGATACCATCTTCACGGAAGAACTCAACCCGTGGCGCTTCACGCAGGATCAGGTTTGCACCCATTGCCCAATCACCAACGATGAACTTATCAACTGCAATTGCTGTTGACCTGAAAACAGGCACACCGGCAATATACATTTGATCTCCAACCCTGGCAATCAGTTCAGTTGGCAAGTTGTATAAACCTGCAACAGATCCTGTTGATTTGGTTAACCAGATATTGTACCAATCAGCCGGGTTCAACAGGATGCCGTTTGCTTCCCTGTCATAACCTTCAAGCTGTGCAATGGCCTGAACCAGTTGCTCAACGTCAATGGTTGCAGATCCAGTTGGAGCAGTAAAGTTACCTGTATCTGTGATACCGCTGATTTGTGGTGATGTACCGGTACCTGATAACAGTTGCTGATCTTCAGCCCTTAACAGCAATTCAGGTAAACGGCTTTGTAAAAAAGTAGTCATACCTTCAACATCATCCAGCATGTTACGGCTGATTCTTAACCAGCCTGCAATCCATTCAGCAGGAACAGCAGCTTCAACCAATTTAAGGTCAAACTGTGGTTTTAAGGTTGCTTCTGCAACTGATGCAGGGCCTGAACCTGATGGAGTTCCCAGGTAATCACCTGTAACCTCTTTGATGTAGTTGAATGTTGATTTTGCACCCATTCCACCAGTTGTTAACAGTTGGCGGATATGCACTTTTCTTTTTGGAAGTTCAATGATACCCGGCTTGTTGTATGCAACAGTTGTACGGGCAGTGCTAAAGTTTGTTGCAAAATCCATATCAGCAACGGCTTTCATTTGGAAGTTTACTGAACTTACTTTTTTGTTGGCCAGGTCAGCAAAACCATCTTTTACTTCATTGATACCATCTTTCAGCATGTCGGTGAAAGACTTTGTTTCAGGTTGTGTGATCTTTGTACGGCTGTCATTTTTGAACCTGATCTGCAGGGCATCAAAACCACCGATAAGGCTGTTGTATTTCTTTTCAAGTTCTGCATAGCTTTCGCTGGTTGCAGTTTTGGCTTCTTCCATTGTTTCGGTAAGTGCAGCCATTTTTTCCTCGAAATTCTTTACATTTTCAGCTCCTTTCAACTCAAACACTGCTTTTTGCAGTTCAAGTTTTTTTACCAGGTCATTTGGGCCTTTTACTTCAAATGCTTCATAAGCATCTTCAGCGGCCTTTATTTCTGTGGCCCTTTGTTTTTTTTCTGCTTCAATCTGAGCAGCGGTTTTCTTTTCCATTTTTATAAATTTTTTAAATGAGTTAATGTTTATTTAAACCATTCTGCCCATACACTGGCATCCGGCTCGTTACGAGTGAATGCGGTATTGTATTCTGCAATGAACTGTTTTGTATTTTCAACTTCAGTAAGAATGTTTTTTATGCAGCCGTCCGATGCTCTTGTATTTCTGCAAAACGCTTCTAATACAGTAAGATGCTCATAAAATTCTTTTATCTCTTTGTCTGTAATGCCTTCAAATGCTTTGT